GCTTCGATGTCTAAGGATTTGTCTTGCGATATCTCTTGTAGTAGTAATCTCGATGCAGGCGGACACCATTTCGAGAGGACTCCAATGTTGGTGCTTAATAAGATATCGTATGAGTTTTTCTGAGGTTTCTGTATTAAGCTGATTGCTCGGGTTACTGACTCTTGCACAGTAGGCAATGAGTTCTTGTGCATCCGAGATTCCCATGCTAGCAAATTCTTCAGTTGGCTGGCTGTAACTAAGCAATTTAACATTCATTTATAACTTCTTTTTCTTTAAAAATTGTTGAGTAGTTCTTTCGATATCTTTTCGTACTCGAGCCGAATCCAATTTAAAATCTACGTTATCGATCGAATCTTCATAGTTCTTACATAACTCGCTGAGGCTACTTTCAAACACCGGCCAACCTTCTCGTTTTGCCTTTGCTGTTACTTTTATTTCCCAAGTTTTGCCGTCTTTAAAATTAATCAAAACTGTACTAAGATACTTAATGGGTAAAACATTAAGTTGAACATCTTCGAATACTTCTGGCCAATGTGCTACGACATCTTTGGGAAGGATCTTCCCAGATTTTGTCACTGCACTTTCTTCTTGGTCGGAACCAATTCCTCTGCTTTTCGACGCATCTCAGCTGCTTGTTTAGCTAGTTTATCTGCTTGACTACGATACTCTTTAGCTTGGGCTTCAGGAGTTAATGCTACTGATGAAATTGGTGCAGGTATTTCGGCAACTTTTTCTTCTGTAACTGTTGCTGTTGCTTTTTCGGTATTAGTTTCTCCAGTAGTCGGTTTAATAGATAATTCGTCTACAGCAACACCGCGTTGTTCAGCAATAATTTGATTTAATTCAGATAATTGAATACTTACACCGGCTCTCGGAGTCATTTCAATTGCGCTTGTTGGTGCTTTAATTAATCTGTTATTGACATGCAACCAAGGCAACATGCGTGAACCGTCTGGAAATTGAGTGCGATCTAATACTTCGGCAAACTCATACGAGTCCTGACCAGCACCACTTTCTACTAAATTAATAATAGCATCGTGATAGATATCAGGCATATTCTCGGTTGGAACAATTAAGCAATTATATGCATCACCGGGTAATGTACGATATGCCACTATACATTTTTTGTTAGTGGCAATGACACGCCCTACGTGTTTAAGTTCTTGAGCCATATTAAGCTCCTGCTACAGCTGATGAAAGAGCGTCAGTTGCTGGTTGTTGTGTTGCAGGTTGAGCAGCATTTGCCTTCTCTGCTGCTGCTTGTTGTGCTGATACAGCATCTAAAAATGTTGTTAATTTTGTATATGTTTGACCTACAGCTACCATTTCATTTGGTTTAAATGCACCACGTGAACTAGCAATATCAATAATGACTTTCATTGCATTTAGGTCATTAATTGTAAGGTCGTTTGACGGAGCACCGTCGTTTGTATTTTGTACGTCAGCCATAATATCTCCTTATTGAGTACGTAATTAGTTATCTCGTCTGTAAAAGAGGACAGGCAATTGTGAAAAAACTTAATTCTTTTTCGCTTTCAAAGCCAATACGTGTATTATAAACAATTGTATTGGTATTATCTAGCGTAATTCCTTGTCCTACATAATACCTATTATTTAAATTCTTTTTGATCCAAGAGTCTATAGATTTGACTAAACTAGGATTGTATCTATCTATACTAGTATATTTGAAATGTGGACAGGCAAACTCAACCCTTCTTAAATCATAATAATTTAAAGGATTAGGTTTGCCATTTTTTAATGCCATTATGCTGTTTCCTTAGCAAACTGATAATACGCATATTCTCCAAAAGGAGGAACAATGGTATCATTACCGTGAATAATGAATACTGTATCGCAGTAATTTTCATCACCCCAACTACCCCAAGGATACCCATCAGTGAACATGATAAACTTTTTAGGTTGAATATCATTTTCTTTCATGTAATTCCAGTTGGCATCGAACTCAGTTCCACCACCGCCCATTGGCTCGTAGTAATCAAATTCGTCGATATTATATCCGTCAAAGTCTGCTTCGTTATAAACTCGAGTATCAAAACACCATACTTTAATTTTAAAGTCTTTATACTCTTGCATAATACCTTTAATTTCTGTTAAGAAATCTTTTGCCTGTTCGTCGCCGATCGAACCTGACATATCGATTGCTACACAGATATCAATTGTTTCTTGAAATTGTGTTCCGGGTAGCACCGCACTCATGTGCCAACCTTTACGATTAGGACGCATAAACGAATAATCGTTTTTAATAGTGCTTTGAATTTGTTGACGCAGGATTTCACGCCAATTCATTTTAGGTTCTGTCAATTCCTTAATCATACGCTGTACACTTGCAGGTGTGTTACCAGCACCTGCGGCTTGTGCAGCCTGCATTGTAGCTTCGCGGATCTCATCACGAATTTCTTTTAATTGATCTTTAGTATATTTTGGCTGGCCTTCTTTACCGTTTTCACCCCAGTCAATATGTTCATCCAATAATTGACCTAATTGGTTAAGTTCTTCCTCATCCATTTCGTCAAAGATTTTGTCGTATACTTCTTCTGCACCCATGCCATAGTATTTAGGATCATGGAAAATTTTAATATCACCTACGTTGTGATCGCCAATACGATCACGAACTAATTGTCCGTTTACACAGTAGTCGGCAGCAATATTAAAAATACGTGCATTGCGATTTTCGCGACGAGCCATGTGATCAAACACATTATGTAGAATTTCATGTGCAATCACGAATTCGACTTGTTTAACTGTCAACGGTTCAAAAAATTTACGATTAAAAAAGATTGTACGACCATCGGTTGCTGCAGTAGGCAACCAATCGTCTGCTTCTTGAATTTTTAAACGTGTTGCCATATTGCCAAAAAACGGATGTTTAAGCAATAAGCTAACTCGAGCTATAATAATTTTATCAACGATTGGGTCTAAACTAGACATCTTTGCTCCTAAGTTTTTACTATGTATATAGTATAACACCTCCCTAAGGAGGTGTCAACTGATGCTAAACCAATTTACTTTTCGGTTGCTTGACTAATGTACTTACCAAACTTGGAGTGGAATTCGTCAAAACATTTGATTTCATCTGGATCTAATGGCAACTTGTAAGTTGACAATGCTAATTTAGTACCCATAATAACCAATTCTGTTTCAAAGTTATTCATAATAAACTCAAAGAAACAGTTAACTTGTTCGTTCCAGTTTTTAGCTTTCTTGTCACATGCATCTTTCAATTCGTAACACAGTGACACAGTTAATGAGTACATAGCACTAATTTCTTTAGAATCCATTTTCTTAACTTTGCCATTCAAAATATCTGTAGGATTAGGCATTTTGCTAGCATGTTTACGGTGAGCCATAAAGCTAATTGCCAAACCTTCTCCTACAGAACCACTCACTAAGTCAGTAAGTGTTTCAGCATCGGTATCGTCATCGTGCAACAACTCGGAAACAAACGACCAAGAGCGTGGAGTGGCAAACGCACGTGAGCTAGATTTTGGATCAAAATCATACAGACTCTTTTTACTGAAGCTCAAAAATCCAACTACGTCTTTATGGATCTTATTTTCAACAGCCCATTCAAAATAGTCATCCCAATTAACTTGCATTTCTAAGTGTACAAAACGGTTGGCCAAAGGAGCAGGCATACGGAATGTAACACCTTTATCTGTTTCACGATTGCCAGCAGCAACTAGCACAACATTATCTGGCAATTTATAAGTACCTACACGACGATTCAAAATCAATTGATAAGCAGCAGCTTGTACGCTAGGAGCCGCAGAGTTCATTTCGTCTAAAAACAACACAATAGTTTTATGTTGTTTAGCCAATTCAGCACTAGGCAATTCGCTAGGAGGAGCCCAACGCATTGTTCCATCGTTAGAATCAAAATATGGAATGCCTTTAATGTCAGTGGGTTCCCACAAGCTCAAACGAACATCGATTACATGAGCATCAAGCTCATCACCGAGTTGTTTAATGATATCCGATTTACCAATTCCTGGAGGACCCCATAGAAAAATTGGACGTTGATTTTTAAATGCTTTACGCAAGGATTTTTTAGCGCCGCTTGGACCAACGGTGCGACTGACGATTTCTGCCATTTTGCTTCCTATCTTAGTTAAAAAAGTGTTGTTGAATAACGCTGTCTATGTGTATATTATAATGTCATAGACATTCTTAGTCAACTGTTTTTTAATATTTTAGGATGTTTTGGCTAAATCTTTTTCACGTTCATTCATAGCTTTTATCAAACCAAACTTACGTATATCGTCACTAAACAACATTAGCTCAAAACTCTTGCGTTCAGAAAATAATGTAATACTATGATTGGTTAAGTAATATGGGCTATCCACATATCTTTCCAAAAAGATAATAGTTTGCGGACTTAATTCAATTGGTTCGGTAAATGGAACTTCATATTCTTTTAATTCCAATTCTTTAACCAAAAATTCATAACCTTCTTCGGTTAATCTAAATGCACTATCTTTACCTACTCTTGTACTTTTCCACCATTTACGTGAAAATAGTTGTACATTTGCATCGTCTATACTTTTCCCCCATTGCTCTAAAAATATTTTAGTCAATGTGTTACGACTTGTCATTTCACAATAGTACCTTGTGTTAACTTGATTACTTGAAAATCTTCACAACCAAATGTAAGATTTAATTTTTTAGCTAAATTATGTGCATGTCCGGGATTACTAAAAGATACTTTTTTATACTTCGGTCCAGGGTAAGACGTAAGGCTGTTAAAACTCTTTAAGTTGAAAGGCTCGTTTTTATAGAATACGGCCCAAATGGCTTCTGATTCGAGAATTTGTTCAGCTTTGTAATTTTTCTTGTTTATGTATTCAAGTAATATCTTTGGCTTTGGTCTGCTCATATACGTATCCTAATAATATACGTATATATTTATCCAATTTAGCTTTTAAAATCACCACCGTCTAACATAACACTAACTACTTCGTTATCTGTACTAGTTTTAAGACTATTATACAAATTTTCATAATCTTGTACTAACTTGTCTTGAATTTCGTTTAATGCTAGACTAAGTAGTCGTGCTTGTTGTATTGGTATCTTAACTTCTTTACTTTGGCTTAATTCAGCAGCACGTAGCTGCTGAATAAATTGAGTAATAGGTGATAAATTAATCTGATTTGACATTACTTAGTACCTGTTTCATTTCAAATTCTGTTTTAAACGGACCTTTGTAAGGATTGCGTTCTAGTGTAATTAGTTTAGGACACCAACTTTTAACCCAACCTTTGTTAAATTGAATTGTATAATATCCTGCACAATACAAACTTTTACTTTGCAGACTTTTAGTAAACAATGGTAATTTATTTCTTACATCGTACATAGTATTATACGGTGTAACACTAGTAGGAAACCCGTGACATTCATTGGGCTCTGCTTGTGTAATTTTAACTTTTGGACTAGTTAGGAAAAATCTTTCTCCAAACTGTTTAGTTAAGTCTTGTTTTTTGTTAAACATAACTTCGCCGTTAGTGCTACTTAAGACGAATTTATTATTTTCTTTTTTGTGTAGTGTTGCAATCTTAGTACCGTCCTGTTCTACGATCCAAAACTTACCATCCACTATAGGCTTGGCGTGTATTTCTGTCATTTTGTTCTCCTTAGTATTACAAAGGCCCTGACGGCACCCGAGTAATATACGTATTTATCTCTCATTCTTCTTTGAAATCTACAACATTGCCGTCAGCATCTGCGCAGATAATACGGACAGTATCGCCGCCTTCGTTTTTAATTTCAATAGGACCCCAGATCCACCATTCCGTATCGCCTTGACTCCACGGATCGTCTTCACGTTCTTCCAATTCATATGGGCTGTTATCATCAAGAAATTCTTGAATTTCTTCTTCCTCTTCTTCAGACAGCCCTTCAAATTCTACATTGTACCAGCATCCGCCGTCGAACATTTCGACAAGATCAACGCTTTCAATATTGTTGACTTCGCAGTCTAGCATATTAATACTGTCTCGTTTACCATCCCCGCCAGGTACTTCTACAAATTCAAATTCGGGAGGATTATCGTCTGTAGTTTCTACGGTCCATTCGCCATAACGGAAACCGTTAGTGACAGTAACTTTTCCATCACCGTTACGCTGATGGTATGTTTCGACTTCTTGACAAGATTTTTTATAATATGTGCTAACGGTCCACTGTGTCATTTTATTCTTCCTTATATTTTGCTTGAAAAGGCTCTGCGTATTGCTGAATATTTTCAGCAATTTTCTTCATATCCCATGCGTTACAGAATTTAAGCATACGGATACCAACTTGGCTAACATCTTTAGGTTTAGCATTAGCTTCGATTGTTTCTTTAATTTTAACCTTAATATCTTCGGGTTGCGCTGTTAAGTCGCATAATTGCACGTTACGCTGATAGTCTTCTAAAACTCTGTGTTCGACTCCATTATGGTCAACCCATCTCTGAAGCATGAGATTGTTCCACGCAAATCCTTTGGCTTTACGATCTTCGAACGCTTCTGTAAGACCAACTTTGTTTTTAGAACCTTTAGTACGCACACCCGGATACGCCGAGAAGACATTATCACTGGTATCACCACGCATGCATTTTTCGAATAGCATCCATTCTGGGTCTTGCGCTGGCTTTGGCTCGCCTGTCTTTTTGTCTTTAACTGGTTTACCTTTTGCATCAAAGATACCTTCGTGTGTAATATGCAAGTCTCCTACACCGTTATATTGACTTACATTCGGACTGACTAATTGTGCAAAATCTCCGTCTGTTGAGATAATAACATGTTTTGCAGACGGATGAGCTTGTATCCAACCTGCAATCAAATCATCAGCTTCTAAATTAGGATGTTGCATTACAGTAGCATTGGTCTTTTCTGTAATAAAATTCTTAAATTCGTCAAATGCTTCCCAGAACAATTTATCTTCATCTTGTTCTTTTTGTGTCATAGCCGCACGAGTTTCTTGTCTATTAGCTTTGTAAGGCTTGTAATAGTCCTTACGCCAGCTTCGACCTTCGAGACAGAATACTACATGACCGCCACCGAAATCTTGCCAAGCCTTTTTAATACTGTTAAGCGTGATATGAAACGCCATACCAAGTTTAATATCGGCAGAGCCTTGCACTACATGCCGAGCACGAAAAAATGTATTAGCGGTATCAACAATTATATATGTCATTCTACGACGGATTTACCGTTTCCTAGTTTACTCACATTAATAAAACCAGCACTAGATCTACCTGGATCTTGTCCTGCCTCGGCTAGCATATTTGATGCCAAATCTCTAAACCAGCGATCTACAATCTCTTCATCAGGATCGCCATCAAATCCATATCCAGCTTGCTTCAATTGTACTATAAATTCCGCATTCCAGTCAAGTTCAAAAAAGCCATTTCGTATATTATCTTTGTTTACATGTGTATCCAAAACAGCTACATACGGCTCTCCTCTGGCTGTAGCACGAGATTTTGGATCCATTTTTGCTTCTTGTTCGGCAACTTGAGCTTCGGCAGTTGCAGCAACTGCTTTAGCTTCCATTTCTTTAAGAGTTTTTAAATTTTCTTCCAGTTGATCGATGCCGAACCATTTTTTAATTAAATTTTTAATCATTTTTCTTTTCCATACAATTACAATCTCTGCCTTGTCTACAATTGCCAGTACAAGAACTATTAATATTTTTAGTCCATCTTAATAATAAACAAATTATTATTACCCAACCAATTATAAAACAAAACATAAAGAACATATTAAGTACCCCACTCATTTTTAAATAATGGCACTTGTAGTCTATCACTATAACGTAAACCTGCCTTCATAGCTAGTTCTGCTACACGTCGATTATTCAATGCATATACACTTTCTACTCCGCCTACTGGCATAAAATAAACAGCACCTTCAAATCCTAATGCACGATAAATGTCCATTACTTCTAGTGCTTCGTATGCATCATCTTCTGTGGCAATAACAAATTTTAAATAAGTCGGTCCTACTTCTTGATACTCTAAAACAACATCTGGTTTAATAGCATCTTCACGTTTTTCTCCGCTACAGCTTAATTTTGGACTTACACTAAATGTTACAGCACGTGGATAATTATTTCTAATAGACCATTCACTTAGATAGTCTTTAAATTCTTGTGTTAAATTTTGAGTACCATTAGTTTCAAATGTAATTTCTTTTAAATTACGCATGTCAGTATGATCGAGCAAGTCTGGATAGGCTTTCTGCCAACCTAACAAAGGTTCACCGCCTGTAATTACAAGATGCTCATCTAACCATGTTTTGTAAGGAAGAATTTCCATAATACGATTTACAATAGCATCACTGGTAAGCATTGGACTGAGATCTTTAAAGCTAGGATGCCAACTAGCATAACTGTCACATCCTGTACTAACTAAAGGTAGTTCTTCGTACTTATTAAAGTGGAACGCCACTTGTGCAATATCGTCGGCTTCGGTACTAAGTTCGCCTCGAGGCATACCAAAGCCTGCACATTTAAAGTTACAACCAAATGTGCGCAAGAAAACAGACGGTACTCCCATGTATCGTCCTTCACCTTGAATACTATAAAATAATTCTGCTATTTTTAATTTACTCATCTTCGTCTCTTTCTAAATATTGACTTACTTGATCTTCTGCATCTTGTATACTTTCGGCCCATACTGTAAATGTAGCAATACCTTTACTAGCACTGATATTAAAAGGAACAGTACCATTGGGCAACCAATTGGGACCAACTTCACGTTTAATCTCAAACTTATTTAGGTCTGTAGTTTTCATACGATAAATTAATTCGTCGGTTAATTGTTTTGCGTTAGTCATTATTTTTTGTCCTCCCATTTCCACGGCTTGTCATTTCCTGCCCAATCTTGGACATCACAACTCCAACACATTAAACGATTATAGGTTGGATACAACCAACCTAAATCAAACCAGTGCATTGGAAAACTAATCCAATGCCCTAAGTAGTATAACACTTCACTTAGTATTCTTGCAAATACTTTTTTAATCATTTTGAAGCATACTCTTGTTGCATTTTGATATTGTCAAAGAATTCTTTCTTTGTACCCATATCGTCTTTAAACGCACCTTTTAATACTGTAGTCTGTGTTAAACTACTCTTAGCCATAATACCACGATTCTCACAGCAACCATGTGTCATTTGAATATAAACACCTAAGTCTGTTGCTCCGGTAGCTTTACCAATCTCGCGGGCAATGTCATTACAAAGTTCCTCCTGGAGAGTTCCACGTCGGGCACACCACTGTGCAATCCTGGTATACTTGCTAAGTCCGATGAGTTTCTGCGCCGCAATAATACCAATATAAGCAACACCAACAACGGGTTGGTGATGATGGCTACACATACTGCGGAGCTCACTACGAACAACCAACATACCTTCGTAACGATCCACCGAATCATTTGGAAATGCTGTTGCGTCTGGTGCTGTGTCATATCTTCCTGCCATTATTTCATTAAAGTACATTTTAGCAAGACGCTTTGCTGTACCTTTAGAGTTTGGATCTGTTTCTCGATCAATAAGCAACCGATCTAATACAGTTTCAAATGCCTCAGTTGCTTCTTCAATTAGTTTTGCTTTGTCTTCTTCGCTAACATAGTCGCTGATATTATCGCCAGCCCAAAAGCGTTTGCCTTCGCGTTTCATTTTAAATCGAAGATGATCTCCAAGATATGCTTCTTTATATTCTTTATTGTCATCGTCTTGCTGGTTAGCACCAGCTAACACATTTTTTAAATCTTCTGTTGTAAATGTAGTCAATTGATTCTCCTATCTGTTATATTATATAGGTTTATTTAGGTTTATTCAAGATATTTTCTGCTCGAAGTTTGCGACAAGCTTCTTTAACTGGTATAGGATAATCTGGACTTATTTCTGCTATTGAACAATCATACTTAACAACCACATGTGGATGTGTATAATTGTAGTAAACGGCAAATACTACTAGTAGTATTCCTAGTAGTAATACACTATAAAAGTCTAAATTCTGTCTGAAAGTAGAATCTTGCATAATTCATAATCCTTTTTAGAATTAAAATAAAACGCCATATCTTCATATCTTGGATGATATGTATAACGTTCTCCGGGTAAACCAAACACTTCTACTACATCAGCACAGGTGTCATTCCACCAATTATTATCTTGATTATGCCATGGTATTGTAATTTTAAAGTTTTCTTTCATTACGTTTGGCTTCTGCAAGTTGCTCTTCTAAATATTCTTTGTAAAAATTTAAAGTATCTATTGCTTTGATATCGTTAATTTTTTTTAAATCCTCATTAACAGATGCAATTTTTTCTTCTAATTCTTTAACAGATAATGTCATTTTCTAAATTTTCCTGCAACACTACTACCGAATAATATATTAAAGGCCAACCAAGTTTGCCAAGTTAACGGAATATTTAAATACTGAGGGAACAGGGTATTCAAACTCCAAATTCCGATAATTGGACCAATAGCAAGAGCAATGATAATAAATGCAATGCCAATTAATAATTTTATTAATGCTGAAGTCATAACCAAAAATTCTCCCAAGGATAAACTAACCAACAATCTTCATCTCTTTTGTCTACAGTCCAAACATAATAGTCTGGATCTTTAAATTCACTGCCTAAGTTATGAGTCAATACTGCAAATCGAACATTGTCGCCCCATACATGATCCCATATACTAGTATTGCCGGGCAAGCAACTCGCTTGCCAGTCTTTTTTGATCCAGGCTACTGTAGAGCCTTGATCATTGATATCATCTACTACTAATATCTTAGTACCTTCGTAAGCATCCTCTGCCATGCTACAATTACTAACGCAATCACCACCGTCACGAAGGCTAACGTCTAGGCTTGACATTTTAATGCCAGTATATTGACTAAGCAAATTAGCTGGTACAAGTCCACCACGGGTTATACCCACAATATAGTCAGGCTTCCAATCGTGTGCTGACATTTGGCGAGCAATATCCAATACCGCTCCTTCGACTTGTTGCCAGGTATAATATACTTTCTTCATGCAGTTAACCCGTACGCCAGTGCCTGTAATTCTTCTGTAGTCATGAAATAATTATACGTAGCCGTATCAGTTATTTCACCATCCTTTAGAGTTTGTTGTTCTAAATTAATACTAAACAACCCTTTTGGGGCAAGTACTTCGTGCTTTTTCAACACAAGACGAAATCCTTCGTGTTCCTTGATAATCATTTCTTTATAAGTATCTTTAACTGATTCATGTAGTTCCATCGTCATCTCCTTTAATTGCTTCAAATGTTCTGTATTTGCCCAAAGCATTTATGTACTGATCGTACAATTCTTTGAGCTTTGGATGTTTATGTTCTAGTTTAACATCTCTTTCAGGGATTTGCAATACTGTTTCGATTGTCTTTAACCGTTCTTCTAAATCAACTCCGTTAATAACCATGTTACCTTTAACTTCTATGGTAGGCGGATTGGTTTGATTAATTATCATTACTTCACTGTTTGGAACACTTGTACCAGTAGTCCAAACAGTATTTGTACCAGTTGATGTTAGGTAAGCACCGTTTGGTATAGCGGTCGTATTAGTTGTGGTTGGGAAGTAGGCCATTCTTTCTATCACTTAGATATTTTTCAAAGTGGATCCATTTATTTTCAACAATAAATCCCCACTCACGTTGACGTTTGCCTACAAAGAACAATGTCCAAGGAGTAACGCCTTCTTTTAATTCAATACGATGGAAGGTATGTGTGTTACCAAAACGGAAACTACCTGGGCCACGCCACACTCTTACTTCGCAATTCTTTGTACCGTCTTCGTTAAACTGTGCGATCCACTCATAGTAGCCACCAGCAAGAATAATAGTAAAGTAATTCCATGGATGATCATGAACGTCATCTGGATCTGACTTTAAGAACTTGTGTAAAAATACATTATAAGGAAATGTTACACGTTCTTTAAAAAGAACATAGTAACGTTCCAAGTATGGCTCGTTTTCTGTACGATCCATAATAATGCGTTTACGGTCATGGCGTTCAAGCCAATTAAGGAATTGGTCTTTGATCTTCTGGAGTATCATAGTGGTCTTTCACTAGTTTATATGTTGTCTTAAATTTTTCAAATGCTATTTTTAATCCGGGATATTCTTCACACATCTTTTGTACTTTATTCCAATCAGGAAATTGATCCTTCCATTCTTCAGGTAACTGAAAACTATATGCTTTTATGTCGTCTGTCGATAACGAACTAATGCTAATAGTACCGCTACTGGTAAGACCTGAACCGATATTATACCCGCCACCAGCTATTGTATTATAGTAATAATTAGAACTAGAAGTACCTATTGTTACATTATTGATACCGCCACTTGCTACTGATATATTAGCAAATGTGCTAGTATCGATAGTTATTGTATCAGTTGAGGTTATTGAGTAACTCTGTGGCACTGAAGAAGTTGTCATGTAAGTCCTTTGATTGTTTTCGGATCACAGGAATTCTTGTTGCATAATTATCCATATGTTCCATTATCTTGCGACACAAATCCGGCCTGTAAACAGTATAAGCATCAAAACTTTCAGTCCATTTACTTGGATATTTAAATGTGTCGTAATACATTTCTGTATAACTTAAACGATCCGGAACCATAGGAATAGCATCAACTACTGCACCTTCATAGCAACTAATGCCTAGTGTTTCTTGTAAGTTAGCACTAAACACCATCTTCGCTTCGCCTAACAAGTTATGATATTCATTTTTTGTTAGTTGTTGATCCTGACACACTACAAATTCATACTGCGGTAAGTGTGTAGCTAAGTCTCGAAAAATCTCAACTTGCTTCTCGGGTGCAATACGATGCGGAAAAAGAATTAGGTCACGCTTGGGCATGTTCTTATATACAGTTAATGTATCTTCCATATACTCCATCGGCCAACCTGTGCGTACATATTTGCCAGACTCTAGCATATCTGCCTTGTCCTCTTCTTCCCATGGATTTTCAACCATTCCATCATTTAATAAATTATGATGAAACATGTCAATATGGAATTGAGTAGCAAAGTAATTGTGATCAAATGCCGCAAAGAAACTTTTTTCAGCATGTCTAACCCAAGGCTTATTGCCAACAAGACGTCCAAGAAAATCTTGAGGATCATAACTGCCAGCATGCCAAAGTCCGTGTGTAACTACTGGAATGTTCAGCAGTTCGCTCATGTATTTTAAGTTTATGATACCAGGATGCCAAGCATCAGTAAACAAGAAATGATCGCCAGGCTGAACTGATCCGGAGCAAAATAAACGCCCCATTTGTTCCACTTGACTAGACTTATAGATATTGGTACCACCAAAATTAAGGAAAGCACCAGGAGTAGTGGCTGTAGGAATATCCGTAGGGCCAGATAGAATTTGAACATTGTGTCCTGCCTTTCGTAAGAGATTAGGTACATGAGTCTTCCATTGACCCGTGTACCTAGTTTCTACCGCTTCTAGATCAATTAGAAAAACGTTCATTGTTATTATAACGTGGATTTTTACCTAAATAAGGTTTACGTTCGCCTGTGTAAGGCTTTTTAGGGCGACGTGTTTTATCAAAATTACGCCATTGCCAGCTTTCTCTGTTATAAAGATGAGCCTCATCGAACGGTGCCCCCTCCATCTTACACCAATCTAAAAATGCTTCGAGATCTTCAAAGATTTTAACGATATCGGGGCGGGCTTCGAAATAACTAAAGTCCTTGTAGTTTGTAGCCATTATAGCTTTCCTTAATATTTAATAAATGAACCATTTTCTCCATCTTCGGAGACCTCAATCCAAACCTCGCGGTTGGGATACTTTTGTGAAATCATGTCATATAAATCATCTGACATCATCTCGCAACTTTTATAATCTAGTTTTAGTATACTGTCTTTGTATAAATTTTCCAACCAGCGTTTAAACTGGATGAATTCGACATCACGGTCGTTGTGGGTAACTGAAAGCCAAACGCGAAAATGGAATATATGACGATGAGGAGTAGCCAAAAACGATACATCATATTCATCTCCTGTTGCTAGGTTAGGATCTGTTGCGGCTGCTGGATAAGCGTGAATGCCTTCCTTTTGAAAAGTAACCCAGATCATTTTGTTTGGTCTAATATCTTGTTTAATGTTCATTATAATTCTTTTTTAATTGTTCAAATGTGATATCTGTAATCTTATACATAAGAGTATATCTTATACCGTTATAAAATCGAGACATCGGCTTAACCATGTGTAATTGATTACTTGGAAATATTAATGTTTTATTATACGCTGGTATAATTGCAGTGTCAATGGTAATTGGTTTATTAAAATGATTTGGAATATGTTCGTCATTGCCTAAATCATTATAATAAAAATTATAAAGTATTGTTTCACCCCCCCAAGTAATGTTCCATGTATCAGTGATAAAATTTATTACAGTAACACCGTCGTCTGTTTCGGTATCAAAATGAGCACCAGGTTCTAGTCCAAATGTTTGTGCATTAATATACGTGTTGCCACGTTTGCCGGCATACGAAAATTTATTACTAAATTGATCCCACATAGTTTCAATTAATGAATTTAATTGGGTATCTGGATTACTTTGATTCCAATAATATGAACCTACAATATCTCTCCAAAAATATTTAAATGGGCTATCTTTAAGAATTTGATAAAATTTCTTATAAGTACTTGCCTCGTAAGTATTTTCTAAAATAAGATAACTCATAATTTTTTTAAACGTTGAATAGGATAATTATTAACTTGGAGTCTATCAATAAAAATTACTAAAGTCAATCTTTCATCAGTTGCATCAAAATTATTTGCACCGTGAAACATTTGCGAGTCAAATGCAATAAGCCTGTTGAATTTATTTTTAATTACTATTGATTCTTTAAACTGCGCATTATGCTCCAACCTAAATTCTTCCATACTTTCTATAAGGTCGGTATTATCGAATGATTCTTTCTTTTTATCGGTATGCATAGCTACTGCAATTTCTGTTTTTTTCTCGTATAGTGTTGTTCCTGATGTAGGATCAGCATCATCATTTAAAAAAATAATAACTGTTATTAGCTCTGCATCAGTATGAATCCACCCGTCTTTGTATAGTTTATTAGTTTTTTGAAAACTACCATTAGCATGCCAAACAATATTAGTATTTGAATGATCGTAATACAAACTTAAAAATTTATTTACAATATAACCTAGCATATCTTTATTAATTACATCTAATAATTCTGATCTTTCACCGGGCCACTGGTTTTGTGTATCCTTGGCATAAGATAAACTTAGTGCATAATTTTTAACCCACAGTGGATCGTCAAAGAAATCGTCTAGTACAGTAATAGTAGGTAAAATATAATGCGAGGTCATACTTCTTTGTCTTGAGTATATTGATCCCAATACGTGTACTTGTCCATCTTTAATAAATCATTTAACTGATGTGTCCATACACCGGGATTAGTAGCGCCCCAAGTTCTGTCATCTAATTTAACTGTTGTATTGTAGTTGAATTGATTAATATAAGGCAATTTAACACTGATCATGCTTACAAATTTTGGGTTTTCATTATAACCTGATTCAAGAACTCCTTCAGCATGAGCAACATCAAAATCTAAGGTAACCCAGTAACCTGCTTCTAAACATCCGTTAATAACAATATCCCAAGGTTTATATTCTGACACGCTAATGCTTTTAGGGTTAAAACTTTGACTAGTGCCAAAATATATATGTTTAATACGTTTTGTTTCGTCAATCATTGCTTGGCTATCGTTTGCAATACGTAGAATATCTTCAAGCGGAGGAGTACCTACTACAAATAATGTAAACATACCATGGCAAATGGTATGCTCAACTTCGTAGCCTGTAAAAAATGTAATGTCTTGTCTTTTATTTGTGTCTAGCATAATGATATTGTATAGGGTTAAATGGTTAAAGTCAATGATTTTTATAAATTTTCTTTTTCAAAAATTCCAAATTAGATGGAAGTGTTTTGGTATAATTGTCAATTATGGTTTTTCTCTTTTTCCATTCTTGGACAATATGTTTTAAAAATTCATAATTGATTTGATTTCGATCTTTTAATTGTTGTATCTTTAGATCAGATAACGGGTTATATCCCATGCCAGATAAAATTCTAATATTAAAACTAAGCTGATTTGAATGTAAATCTAAATCAGTTGATAAATTTTTAAATTCGGTAGAATCTTCTAAGTAGTCGATTTCTTCTGTCACATATTTCCAATAGTCGCTATCTTTTCTTTTGGAAAATGCATAATGTGCCGAAACAAAATCTCTCCAGCTATATAATTCTTGTTTCGATTGATTATTGAATATATCCTTGTCTATAGTATTGATAAAACAATCTTTTACTGACAATAAAGATATTGCTCTCATAATGTTGTTATGAGTTACCATTAAACCTGTAGATCTTAATGGTTCTAAAAAACCAGAAGTTAGTCCTATAGCAAGCACATTCTTATACCATGATTTTTTTCTTACTCCGGGTTTAAAACTAATAAATCTTGGTTCGATATTATCGGCTCGGTCCCCATATGTGATGCGTAATCCTTCTTTGAATTCTTGTAATGCTGTTTCGTCGTCGACAAATTTGCTAGAAAAAACATAACCAGCCCCAATTCTATCCCATACTGGGATATTCCATAACCAGCCATTTTTTAATGTTGTACAATCTGTCCACGAGTTTAATTCTGTTTCTTTATCAACATACGGAATATTAGTAGCTATAGCTCTATCATTTATTAATTTGTTAGAAAAACTTTCAAAAGGAACTTCTAGTGTTTTTTCTATTAAAGTAGCTTCAAACCCAGTGCAGTCAATGTATAAGTCGGACTTTAATGTACCATTATTTTTTGTAATAATACAATCTATTTCTCCTATACCATTTGTACGACATTCTATTACATCGTCTTCTAAATGAATAACTCCGTTTGGTAATGCTACTTTTTCTTTTAATGTTAAACCAAATTTATAAGCATCCATATGATAGGCTTTATCGTATTTGAAATTCCAATTAAGGACATCGTTACGATCGGTTAGTTTATTCTGCACAATCATTTCGTGGGTATCGTCGAAATATTTAGAAAATTCAGTAATATCTATATCGGGATATATCTTTGATACTAAAAAGAAATCTACAGGGCTAAAGTTTTCTACTGAAGATGCTTCTGGTTTTAATACATCGTAATAAGATGATGATTCGCTTAAAAAATTTGTAAATTTAATAGATGTTTTGTAAGTAGCATTAGCCTGAGGCATCCAGTCTTCGTCTTCTATATCAAGCATTTCTAAATAATGATTAATTGTTGCTAGTGACGACTCGCCTACACCCATGATAGAAACATTTTTAGATTCTACTAATGTAATTTTTAACTGAGGAAATATTTTTGAAAACGCAGCTGCTGTCATCCATCCCGATGACCCGCCACCGACTATAGTAACTGAATTAATTTTTGACATAGGTCACCATTTAATATACCCTCTGCTATAACCATTTGGGCGATTAGCTCCGTCTACAAATGCTTGTTCCCATTCATTGGTTCGATCATAACTTTTAGTCCAGAAATTATCGACTTCTAAGTAACCGTTTTCAATAAAATACTTGGCCATTTGCATACAATCAATAAATTTTGGATTACGAGGACTAGGTTTAACAGTAGTAACAGCTTTCCAAAGTTGAGATTGTGCTTCTTGTTTACTAACAGCTTTACCTACACCGTCGATGATTAATGCATTGTTATTTAGGTTAATCTGTGTGCCTAATTCATAATTTCCACTAAGATCCACAACAACATCATAATTTTCAATAGTACTAGATTGTAACCTACTACCCCATAGTTCTTTATTGCTATGTCCTAACACATCTACATGAAATATATAACCATTTAGTCGCATAGCATGATAAGCAACCCATGCAAGGAATCCGCTGCCGATGATCAACATACGTGTATTTTCACTACGACCTTGCCTGTCTAATAATTGTTCTTTAGCTTGATTAATAAGATTAAGCCCACATGCAACTGGTTCTAAGATATATTTAGGTTCAGCTTCTGGAACTATTACAAATTCTTCAATACGTACATTATAATAATCGGCATACGCAGGTTCTCCGCGTGTTGCTACAATATCACCTACATTAGTTTTAGCAACCCCTATTCCTACTTTAGTTACTATACCTAGCCCTTCGTGACCTTGCATGTGTAAGGGCAAAGGACCAAAATCTCCCATCATCATGTCAATATCACTACGACAAACGCCAGTCATTAGAGCTTTAACTTCAATCTCATATTGCCCAGGCTCTGGTTTATCGTATTCAACTTCTTCAAACCAACCTTGACCTGTTGTTTGTAAACATTTTATTTTCATAAATTTTCTATTTGTTCGTGAATCCATGTGTCGATGTCGACTTGTTTAAGCCAAAACTCGTAATCGTCTATTCGATTAACAGCTTCTGCAATCATAGCTTGATATGCGTCTTCTGGACATAAACCTAGTTCAAATGATTCTAACGAACCATCTGGCATAGTAAACATGATAACTCTGCTATCAAAATCATTAGTACGCCAGTTTGCTAATAAATTCCATTTGTCAGTAAATGTCATATAACATTCATCATCCACATCATATGTACCGTTAGGGTTAACAATACCGTAATCTGTTTGAGTTAATTGTTCTAGTTTCCAATTTGTCTTTGTACCGCTACTAATGCGTATGTCTTTACGCCATGCAGGATTTAATGCAATATATAAACTTAACAAATGTGGCATTAAATCTCGACTAACTCCTCCAAACGCATATTTTTTAGTAGTAAACCAAGTACCAGGGTTAGGAACACGATCCTTATTAAGCCATAATAGATCTACACTAGCTGATTTTGTAGCTAATTTTTTTAAATCGTCAATATTACTCCGCCACATATTGTTTTTAACCATCATAAATCGTGTTTGCGGAAACGCTTCAAGCAGTCTTTTCCATGTAGTACTATTTGCAACTCCGGGTTTTTCGATAAAAACAATTTTGCTATAGGGCGCTAGTTTGGCTGCTAATTCAAAATGTGTAAAATTAGGTGTGCAAATATGTACAGTATCGAACATACGGCATGCTACAATAGCAGAGTCAACAGTTTGAAAATCTGCATTTTTGCTAGGGTCTGTATCAACAGTAATAACACTGTGCCCGAGATTATGTAGTACATCTACATATAATTGTCCAATGCCCATGCCAACAACAAGACTAGTTTTCATTGTTAAATTCCTTTCCTTCTTCCCAGTATTTGATCATACGATGTACATCTTCCATACGTTCTTGAACAACTTCTGGAGCTGCATGCTCTAATTGCTTCATAGTATGATACGATGGGAAATGTCGTAAGCACCAACGAGCTTGCTCACGTATTTCTTTTGGTATACGTGGAGTTTTTTGAGGATTAGTTAAATCCTGTAAAAATTCCTCCGTAAGAAGTACAGATCGAAATCTTTCGTCAGGTAATGTCATGTATACTAGCCTCTAATTCATCTAGTTTATCGGAAACTTCGTCAGAAAATTCTTCTTGCTCTTCGGATTGTACACTATCTTCTCCTACTACTACAAATAATTCGGAAAACTTACCACTTGAATTAACGGTTTTCTTTCCTGTGGCACCACGTGTTCCGGGAATAGCTTGCCAAAATTTATCATATTTGTCGATGATAGCAATAGCAGATGCACGATCAGGAGCACTAAAAATGTCATCTACTACATCTCTAAAATAAACTCGATTAAATTTTTCATCAACTAACATAGCTGGGCAAAGACCTGCATCATATTGACGATTAGCTTCTTGTACACTATTCAAATGTAACCAAACATTATGCCCCATCATAATAGCATAGGTAAAACTATCCCATGATGTCTTACCTACTTTGCCTATTTTATTTAGATCATTAGGGCCATATATGCAAATTTCATTAACTTTAACTCCGTCCATTAATGGACTAGTTGTGAAACTGTCAAAATGTTTATCTTGTACTACCACATCTTTGAAGAGACGAGTATCCTTGGAATATTTTTTGTTGTCGAGACTTGGGAGCATACGATAGAGCCATTTGCCCCTGTCTTTAATTTCTGTTTGGACATAGATTTGTCCGTTTGCTGTTGCGAGGAACGGTGAGGCGCAATCAAAAGAGATGGTAAAGTTTTCATTATGGTATTTCCTTACAGCACGTTGTATATCAGTTAATAATAATGCCCACTCTAATTTAGAGGTGCCCAAGAAGTGCATCCAATCCTGATGACCCTTTTCAAGAAGGCCATCAAATTTCAATGCCACTAATCTACGTAGTACTAGGTCGACATCGCACATGTTTTGTCCGCCCATACCCCAACCATTAAACGGTTTATCGTATTTTTTAGGATCGCAAAAATCCTTCATTTGTTGATACCAATCTTCCGCCTGGTCGTGATTTTCACCTTGTAATACATTTAGGAATTTACAAGCACCTGTGCGATGCTTAATAAAATATTCGTTGTTGTATTTGGTAGCTGCAACAGCTTGTGGATAATTAGCAATACCACTATTTTTAGCACCAACTGGACTTCGTCCAACCCATGCTGGTACATCAAGCACCATACCGTAATCCATAAGAGCATCCATCCATGCTAGTACTTGTTCACGCTTTTTCTGTGCAGCATCTAGTTTTGCTTGATAAATTTTAACATGATCAATTTTAGTATACTTAGGATTACCATTTTTATCTGTCTTAGGATGTCCTGTTGGATGTAATTGCGGAACTAACTCAACACCTTTCGCAATGGCTTCGGCCATTCGTTGTGCAACTACAGGTCCGTTAGGATCATTCCATTCACCTTCCCATACACCTTTACCAATTTGGAAACCTCCAGAGTCGCCTAACACCCAACTAGTACTACGATCTCTATTACGGAACATATCTTCGCTTGGATCTGGTTTAGATAAATCTAAATTAGCATGACCAGCCGAATACAAGCAATGATCGTAGTAAAAAGCTGCGTTAGGATCTAAATAGTTCATAGCTTCAATACCCATGTGCCCAAAGCTAGCTGGGATACGAGCAGGATCTACATAATTACCAAAACGTTGTTTACCGATATACGTGCTATAGAATCCAGAAGTAGCCGGCAAAAAATATGCGTAATCGTTTTGTGTTGCTGTTAAATTTTTATTCAATTTTACCCCACTTAATCTTTAACCATATACGTTCGTGACCGTAATGGATTGCAGTCAATATTAAATGAATTAATATTGCATCACTTAATCCGGTCCATATCGCCGTAATCATTAGAGCAATGACCCTGTAAGTAATTGCTCTAACGATAGTTCTTTTATGGAGTTCGACCATTACTTGCTTTGTGCTGGAAGAATATATTCGTACACTGCAATACCGCTATCAACAGTGATATTCAATGCACCTGCATCTGCAATACGCATAGTAATATCGCCAGACAAATTCAAAATACTCTGAACAGCAGTAACTGGCCAAGACCATGTTGATTTTAATTTTCCATCGATTCCTGCCTGGAATACAAAATTACCAGCATGTGTAGTCGCATCTCCAAAACTAAAAATTAAATTATTGTCTTTGGTAGTTACTTGGAATGTTGGTTCTTCACTGTGCGAAGCTGATTGAAATTTAAAACGTTGTACACTAGCCATAGCTGGCTTAAATTCAATATCCCAACTAGTGCCTTTAAACTTAACAGTTTTAAGTTTTTCGTTAATAATATCTTGATTCATAAAACGATAATCGTTTTCAAAATCACCAGCACCATTTTGAAAGTGTAATCCTGTTGGAATTTCTTCACCGTTGCGTTGTTGTTTTACAACATCAATTGTGAAATTTTCTTTGTACTCTGGGCATTTCAACAGAATGTCTAACTTGTTTAAGTTAGGCATACCAAACGTGCCTTCAAGTGAGTCTACAGTTTCTTTAGTTTTAGCGTTAAGAATAACACTACGATCTTCTGCCATTGATTCAATTACCGCTCCTTTTTCATTAGCTGTAATTTTTACAATTGGTAAAAATCCTAAACTGTGTGTATGTGCTACTAGGTCTTGTAAAAAGTCTTTCATAATATTCTCCATGTTTTTATTATATAGGTTCTGCGTGACTATGTCAATGTTTTTCTAATTTTCTTATTATATTTTATTGCCGATTCTACAAGTGTATGTGAAATCTGCAAACTATCTGCATAGTGTACAAATGCATTTGTATCTTTAGGGAAACATGCTCCACCAAAACCACGACTACCGTCTGGACCGGGAACTTGCATATGACTGTTACCTATGCGTTCGTCTAATTGTAATAATTCAACAATCTTGTTATAGTCTGCGCCATTCATTTGGCACATGTCATATAACTGATTGAAGAACGCTACTTTGACACTTAGGAAACAATTGGTAGCATATTTGACCATACTTGCTTCTGTTAGTGTACAATGCTCGATCTTATTTAGGTTTTTAAGCGAGACAATGAATAATTCTCTCCAAATATTTCCGGGATTACTTCCGCCTAAAATCATATACTCCTGATTAGCAAAATCTTCGTTGGCACTAACCGCACGTAAAAATTCTGGGCTATAGGCAATACTATGATTGGGGTAGTTTACAAGTAATCTTTCTAGATAGTTTGGCGGCACTGTTGATTTAAGTAATACCGGTATATGCACAGGAACAGTATCCATTACTTGATATATTTGATTTACATCGCAATCCCCTGTTTCAGTGCTCGGTGTTCCTACACAAATAATTACTCCTTCAGCATCCGGATAATCTTTTACTGTTTGTTCGCTTATCTTTGGATCAACAATATATACTATGTTATTTTTATCTATGGCATTAGCAACAGCCTTGCCTACAAATCCATATCCTGCAATTATAATTTTCATATTAAAACTCAAATAAACTGTTAAATGTATTTTTTTCTTCTGTACTATTGATGTCCCAATTTAATACACCAATTAAGTTATCTAACTTATTATCGATAATAGTTTGTTCCATCTCAGCGTGATCAAATGCTAAGTCTTTGAACCACTGTGGTAACCTCAGTTCATCCACTGGATATGCAACTGATGTAAAACCTAACGGATTAGGTTTGAGTTTACAAACAATAACTTTTGCACCGTCTGTAATACCCATAGAATATTTGTCGTTATACATTCGTTTAAGAGTATTCCAATTGATACTAGCACGAACGTGACCGGGCATATTAGCTTTACCTGCTTTGGCTTCTTTAGCTTGATAGTCGGTGATATTGTTAGCACGTTTAGGTGAACCTTTTTCCCAACCAGGTCTCCCTTTGAATTTAATTCTAAATTCACTAATCATATCTAACACTTCTTTTTCACCTTTGCCTAGTAATACCATTTCAAGAACATCACTTAAAAAGTTTTGAATAAATTCTGGAGTATCACTACGCTTAAGATCTAAGCCCATGGCCTTAATTTTACCAGGTTTACCATCCACATCTGTACGTTTGCCTTCTTTATCATAATAAAGCACTGCATAGCGTTTCTTGGTAATAAACAATGCTTTACTTCCTACAATTTCTCTGCCTGCTCGTATAACTTCTCCTCGAGTTTTTGGACAATGAAATTGATCTAGCATAAATTGTGGGAATGTAGTATTAACTTCTTCACCAATTTGGTCGTATAAAGCAACAACTGTTTCTTTTGTCCATGGAATCTTCCCAGCATCGATGTCTTTTTGAAGTGTTTTATATGCACTAAAATAGCACGAGTCAGTGTCTCCGTAGATGACAGCTTTGCCTTTGTGATCATACTCACCGGCAATGATTTCATTTACTTTACTTGCCATATGTCGGACGATCTGGCGTCCTGTAAGTGTAGTTGATTGTCCAATACGTTTATCGAAGAATCTGCACCCGCTATTAAGAATAGCACCATACAAACTGTTAAGATTAATCTTTTTAACAAGTTGTCGTTTGTCCCAATATTCTTCTTCAACTTTGTTTCCAGCTTTAATTGCATCTTTTAATTTGGCCTGCATTTCCTTACGTTCTGCATACCAACGCTTTAACAGCCCAGGAATAATACCTTCTTTTTCATAAGTGAAAATAGTACCGTTTGCTGAAAGCATCCAAGGCTGATTGCTTTCGTAAATAAGTCTATAAACTTCTGCAGCACTTAAGATATCAGTTTCGCCATTTTCCCAATCGATAGTTATATCAGTTCCAATCTCTTGATTCATTACAGCTTCATATTCTAAACTACCAAAGACACCTTCCCAAGATGCTGCAAAACTCTTGCCTTTCGCCATTTGTAATTCGATAAATTCTTCTGTTTTTGTTTGTCGTAATTGTCCAATAATAGTCTCTGGACCCATATTTAATGCACGAATAGCTGACGGATACAGACTGTTAATATCTAAAGATCCAACCCAGTCTACAATGCCTTCTTTAGGAACTGCCACATACGCACCAGCCGCAGCCGTATTTTCTTCTCGGTCGTCTTTCTTAATACGATTAGGAACTTGAAAACCTCTGCGGTGTGCTTCGTTAATAATAGCTTGTTCAGTGACGGCCACAGCGCCCATTGTAGTTTGCAACAATACTGTATTTTCATGTGCTAGTGTGTTAGCAAGATCCATGAACTTTAATTTTTTATCTAAATCGTCAAGAAGTTTACAGTCATTAATATTATATTCAACAAATGTTTTAAAATCATTATTGTATAGTTGATCAAGTGTACCTTCGTATTGTGTTTTACGTTGACCCAATTCATATTCTGCAATAGCATCTAGTCTATAACTATGTCGTTCTTCGTATGTATACTTGCGATATAATTCGAGATAATCTAAATGTACACGACCGACATAATCGTAAGTTGTACTAGTACGACCGTATTTTTCGTATTCGCGTTTTTTAGGTAATTGATCAAATAAACAAAATCGTCTAGTATCTTCTTTACTCAATGCCTTGATGACACGATTAGTAGTATAAGGCACGTCAAATCCTTCGCTATTCCAACCACTAATAACATCAGCATCTTGTATAAGATCTAAGAACATGCTTAATAAATCTGCTTCGTTATCGAACAAATAAGTATTGGGAAAGTCCTTAACCATTTCCTTAGCTTCTTCCATCTTAAGACCTTTAGGCGGAATAGCTAAACATACCATAGTTTCCAACCATTGTAAGTAGACAGCAATCGCAGTGATTGGCATAAATGCATCGTCTGGACTAGCATAGCCACGCTCCGGATCAAAGTCTACCTCAATATCAAAGAACGCTGTGTGTAATTTAGGAGGATCTTGGTTAAGATAATGTTCGCTTAGTGTTACAAAGATTGGATTAATATCAGACTCATATAAAGTCTTGCCGCTATTAATGGCTTGTTCTTTGCGTAGTTCTTTTGTATTTTTACAAACAATACGTGTAAGTGTATCACCGTAGATTGATTGAAATTTGCCCTTAGGGTCTTTGACGTAAAATGTGTGCTTGACAGGAATGTCTCGAAATTCACGTTCACCTTTTTTGTTACGTTCAACAACTCGAATGATATCATTCTCGCGGTCAAACCATGCGTCTACATACGACATAAATTTTCTTCTCCATGCAATTTGAGGCTTGCAAACACCTTCATGCGGTTTATGGCCCGCCGACCTTTCCTAGTATACTTAGTTAGATACGTTTTGTAATATCTAAAATAGCTTCAATTTCTTCCCAATCTGCATTATAAGCCTGCCAATCGCCTTTATGTGCAATTTTAATTGCACGATTGATAACACTTGGTTTTACTTGTAATTCTTCTGCTACAGCCTTAACTGTTTCTTTTAAACCTTCTTGTAAATCTTCAACTTCACGCAGAACAGTTGAACCTTCTGCAATCAAACGTTCTAATTTTGCCTTTTCTTCGGGACCATAACTACGACCTGACATATTATCTCCTTAACTATATTGCCTATTATATACTAATTATCTTGTAAACACAACCTTTAGAGGTGAAAATGGCAGAAATTAATCTGCCATTTTACTTGATTAACCTCGAGCAATCTTTAACCAACGAGCTAGTTCATCATGGTATGATTCTTTAACACCGTTTGTATTTGGCATAGATGTACCATCTTTTCCAATAGTTGTTCCACTAGGTATCAATTTACTACCAAATAAATCTTTACCATCTGGGCCTGTAACTGGTGATGGAGATGTTTTAAATTTACCAGAATTATCTGTAGTAGTTCCTGCAGGGCTTGATGCTGTTCCAGATTTGTCAGCAGCCTTTTTCTCTCCAGCAACTGAAGTTGCAGCTGCTTCAGCTGCTTTCTTTTTATCAGCATCTGACACTGGACCTGCTGCGGTTCCTGGACCACTAGGAATAGTAGTTGCAGCGTTACCGCCTTTGTTTGGATCTAGATTAGAACTGTTAGAATGATCAACTTTGGCGATAACTTGATCACCGTGCGCTACAGCTTTGGTCCAGGCTGGATCTACATCTTTAGGATCGTGTGCTTTTTCTAATGCACGAATCTTGTCAATGATTGCTTGCTGTTCTGGAGTTACTTTACTAGCCGATGCATCTGGAGTAGTTGTAGGAGTATCTCCTGTTGTTGTACCAGTATCAGCAGATCCTATTCCACTATTATCACCGCCACCACCTGTTGTTGTAGGTTCTGGAGTATCATCTCCGCTTAATGCTGCCGCACCACCGATACCTAGTGCTGTAGCACCTAACCCAGCTTTAATTGGATTCTTAGCAATTGCAGCTCCGGTCTTAAGCCCAGCTTTTTCAGCACTAGATAATGCTTTGCCTCCGGATCCGCCCATCTTAGCTAGTCGTTCTGCAGCTGCTGGACTTGCACCACCCTTAACAGTAGATCCTATAAATTTACCAGCACCTTTAACAGCATCTTTACCCATGTTCCACAATGCACTTCCTAGTCCTTCTACAATTTCAACTTCGCCTTTTTCATAAGCATCGTTAATAACTGATATAGTAGTTAAGTCTGTTACTTGTTCACCGATACCATTATACATATAATAGTATTCGTCTAGATAATATCTTTGTTCTAGTGTTTCTCTAATTGCAGCTTTAGTTTCAATTAATTGTAAACGTTCTTGTAAACTACGAATACCTTCGGCAACTGTTTGCTGGGATTCTTTGATTCCAGCTTTGCCATATGTTGCTGGGCCTGGTAATCCGTCCGGAGTAAGACCTTGCGATTGTTGCCATGCTACTAATTTTTGTTTTGTTTCTGGACCCATCATACCATCTGGTTTTGCACCAATTATTTTTTGTAATTGCATTAGTTTTGCATCACCGCCAGTTGTTCCTGTCGGAGATGCAGCATCTCCAAATTTACCAGCTTTATAATCACGTGCTAGATTAGCAGCATCTAACCCCATTGATACTGCACCACCTACTCCAGGCACTAGACTTAATGCGGCACTAACACCTGCAATTCCTGCGCCAGTCCAATCACCTTCTTGGGCACGTTTGATAGCATCTACAGTACCAACAACTAATCCAACACCTGGAATTAATTTGCTTAACATTTTACCACCAGCTTTTGCACCTGCCTTAGCAGCCACTTGTGCAGCCGCTTCTTCAGCACTCTTTGCAATAGGAACGCCAGCTTTTTGTAAACCAGCGGCAATCTTTGGTGCTTCGGCAGCTGCTGCTGGCGCTGTTTTTGCTATATCTGCAACTCCGGTAGATGCAGCTTTCATCTCAGGTGCTGCATACTTTACATTACTCACATTACCTTGCATTTGTCCGCCACTAAAATTAGGAGCGGCTTTTGGAACTTCTGCTTTCGGAACTTCTGCAGCAGGTAATTCTGGTGCTTTATATGAAGCACGGCCAGCTTCAACATTTGCGCCAGCTGAACCTCTAGCGGTCAACGGCTTATCCAATGGATCAGCAACATTATATTTTGTTCGCATAAATCCAGGAAGATTTGGATTATCTGCGAGTTCATCTAACTGATAGCCAAAACTTTCAACAAGGCTTTGTGCAATACCTGAATTAAATTCTGTACCTTCTCTGTATAGTTGATGATACAAATCAGTTCCTCCACCGGCTAAACCAGTAACAGCAGCACCCGGTAACCCTCCTACTACAGCACCAGGGATTGCGCTAGCACCTGTTGCCAGTGCAAGTTCTTTCCAATTAAGTGATTTATTTTTAGGTTTAGGAGTTGGTCCAGGAGTTGGTCCAGGAGTTGGTCCAGGAGTTGGCATTGGCGCAATATCGCCTTTTATTGTTGCTTCTAGTTGTGCAATTAGTTCTTCTAATTTTTTAGCATCATCATTTGCAACAGGAGTTGGTCCAGGCGCTGGGGCCGGAGCAGGAGTTGGTTTGTCTATATCTACCAATGCTTTAGGATCGACATAGGCATACCCTCCTTTGTCAATAATTTGTAAACCGGCTGCACGAATACGTGCTGCATCCTTTTGACTTTCTCCAGGACCGCCTGATTGCATCCACTTAAATGGATATCCTTTAGGTTGGGGAGTACCGATCTCACCGCCATCGTCTCCGTAAAAAATTTGTCCAGTTTTTGGATTAATAGCTATTCCAAAACGCGGAATTTGATTCATTGGTGTATTTGCTATTTTTTTAACATCGGCAATCGCAGCTGATTTAGCATCATCTGATTTAAATTTATCGTATGCAGCACGTTGCAGATCTGTATCAGAAGGAGGTTTGCTTTCTTCTGCAATGTGATCCAACCTTGTCATTAAATCTCTTAAGTTCATTATTTTTCCCCGACTTGATATATT